CGCCCGTCTATCGCGCCGTCACTCTGATCGCGAATGACATCGCACGCGTCGCGCTCGAGGTCAGCGACACGGGCGCGGATTCGCTGCTCGCATCGCCATCTCCGTACATGAGCGCGTTCGAGTTCCGTCGCGCCATGACGATGCAGGTGCTCTTGTATGGCAACGCATTCGCCGCGATCAATCGCAGCGTCGGCGGTGAGTTGCTCGAGTTGATTCTGCTGCAGCCCGACACGGTGACGCTCGACCTCACGACTGGCGTTCCGATCTATCGCACGATGGCGTACGGCGCGCTCAACGCGTCGCAAGTGTTCCATCTGCGCGCACCGAGCACCAGTGGACTGTGGGGCGAATCGCCAATCAGCCTCTGCCGAACATCGATTCAGCTTCTCGCGGCGCAAGAAGAGATGGCGCTGAAGGCGTACTCGAACGCAGGCAATCCGAAGATTGCGCTCGTGCACCCGGGTCCGCTCTCGCTCGAGGCGCGGCAGCGCATCATGTCCGACTACGAAGCCAAGCACGCAGGCACCGCCAACACTGGAAAGCCGCTCGTGCTCGCCGAAGGCATGCGCATCGAGCGCATCAGTTCGACGCTCGATGATGCAGGACTCGCGACCGCCCGACAGTACAGCGTCGCGGATGTCTCGCGCATCTACGGCGTGCCGATGTCGTACCTCAGTGAGAACGCTGGACCGTCTTACGGAACGCTCGAGTGGCTGAGCCGCATGTATGTCGATGCGTGTCTCACGCAATGGCTGCACTGCTGGTCGAGCGAGATCACCGCGAAACTGCAGAACGCATACGACAGCGTCTACTGGGACACGGACGAACTCGTGCGACCGGGCATCGCCGAGACGATGTCGGCGCTGCGCACCGCTGTCGAAGCGGGCTTCATGACGCGCAACGAAGCACGCGACGAACTCGACCTGATGCCACTGCCCGGCCTCGATGCGCCCATCGTCGCGATGAACATGGGCACCGGCGGCGGGCAAACCAACCTCGGCACCGACACGAGCGGAGAGGCAGGGACACCAAATGATTTCACACCGTGACTTCACATCCGCTCCTTCTGTTGAAGGTCGAACCCTCACGGGCATCGCCGCCGTCTACGGTCAACCATCGCGACTCATTCGCGAACAAGGTCGAACGTTCACGGAACGCATTGCACCCGGAGCATTCGGTGCCATCGCGGATGTGAAGCTTTACTACAACCACGACGCGTCGATGCCATTGGCTCGCACTCAGTCGGGCACGCTCAAACTTGACTCACGCGCCGACGGTCTGCACTACACCGCGACATTGCCGGACACGACGCTCGGCAACGATGTGCGCGAACTGCTGCAGCGCGGAGATCTCACAGGCGCGATGTCATTCGGCTTCTTTGTGACCAAGGACACTTGGTCGAAGGATCGCACCCAGCGCACAGTTGACTCCGCAACCTTGGTCGAGGTTTCACTCGTTCAAGACGCGGCGTACCCCCAAACCACTTCGAGCCTGCGCCATGTTGACGCAGCACTAGACGCAGCCGTCATCGCACGGCTCGAACTCCATCTTCAAAGGATGAACCATGTCTGACATCGATGAACTGAACAGCATCAATCACGAGTATCGCAAGTCGCTCGAGCGCTTCCAGAAGCGCACCGGCCTCGCACCGCAGAATGTCGACAGCGTCGGCAGCGGCGAGGAAAAGGAGAAGTTCTCCCGCATGGATGCGGACATGACCGCCATCGAGCGCAGCACGCAGAACGCACGCGCCGAACTCGAGACGCGTCTTGCTCGCCTTGAGAAGACTCCGCAGCTGGAGAGCCGCGCCGGCAACGGTCGTCTGTCTTCTTCTGAGAGCGATCCAAACTCGCCCGAGTACGCGGCGCGATGGCTCCGCGACGGCTTCAACGGTTCGCTTTCGAACCGCGCCCTCAGCACCACAACCACTGCCGCTTCAATTCCCGTCGATATGGAGCGCCGCATCGTTGAGCAGATGTATCTCAACACCGTGATGCGCACGCTTTGCAAGGTTGTCACCATCGACAGCAAGCGCACGCTAACCGTCGAGACTGGTATCCCCACTGGCTACCTCATCGGCGAAGGAAGCTCGGTTACGCTTTCCGACCCATCGTTCCGCGCCATCAGCGTTGTGCCTTACAAGATGGCCGCAGCAACTCAGATGACTCAGGAGTTCATCGACGATGCCATCGGTCAGGGCAACCCGGGCACGGGACTCGACTACATCGCCAACCGTCTCGCGGTCGGTCTTGGTCGCATCCAAGACTCGTACTTCGTCACGGGAACTGGATCGTCTCAGCCGCAAGGCATTGCCGATGCAACAAGCACCACGTGGGCAACCAGCAATGAAATCATCGCGCAAGGTGTTGCGCTTGCCGCTGCCTCAGCAATCACCACCATTACCGCGACCAACCTCATCGACACCATGTTCGCGGTGCCTGCTCAGTACCGAGCATCGCCTCGTTTCAAGTGGTTGCTCTCCGATACCGCGCTGAAAAACATCCGCAAGTTGCAGACCAACTCGCAGTATGTGTGGACGCTCGGCACCGACCAGACCAACTCCCTCGCGAGCGGACTGCCCGGCACCATCCTCGGCGTTCCGTACGCGATCAGCGAGTACATGCCAACCGCCGCCGCTGGTGTTGCGGGCGCGAATGTCCGTGGCAGCGCGTATGTGATCGTCGGTCACTGGGATTACTTTGAGATCTACGACCGCACCGGAATGCAGTCGTTGTTTGATCCGTACTCGCTTAGCGCTAGCCTGCAAAGCATTCTGTACGCGTACATGCGCACCGATTCGCACATCACGAATCCTGCAGCGTTCGCCTGCATCAGTGCAACCGCAACCTGATCTTTTCTTTTCCCGGGTGCTGCGCGTCGGAAGGCGCGCAGCACCTTTATGACGGTACCCCTCAGCACAATCAAGTCGGCGCTGAAGATCGACTACGACGACGACGATACTGACATCGTTCGTTTGCGCGAGGCGGCGATCTCATTGGTGGAGAGGCGCACCCAGTTGCTTCTCTCGCCGCAGACATCAACGCAGTACCTAGCGAAGTTCGACGACACGCTTCTCTCCGCGTATCCCTACTCGTCGTTCACCAGCGTGTTGTACAAGGACGGAAGCAACACGACCACGACGATGCCAGCCACCGACTACTGGGTTGACCTCACCGACGGGCCGATCCCCGTGTTGCGCTTTCTCGACAAGCCCGGCATCTACGAGGGGACCGCGATCACCGTGACCTACTCCGCGGGTTACTCGAGCGTGCCGAACGAGCTGACGCACGCGATCATCGCGCTCGTGGGCGGGTGGTACAACAACCCCGAGAGTGTGCAGCCGATTAGCCTGCAGACTGTTCCGCTCTCCGTCGAGTACATCCTCTCGAACATCTCAACACGGAGTAACCTCCGATGATCAGCGGTGGACGACTCAAGCATGTCGCAACGGTGCAGACCCCGTCGAGCACGCTCGACTCGCTCGGCATGCGCGGAACCACATGGACAACGGGCGCAACCTTCCGCGCTGACATGCGCGAGGACAGCGCGAGCGAGCAGGGCTACGGCGATGGCGTTGCAGTCGTGCGCAGCGTGCAGGTGCGCGCTCGATGGCAAGCAGTCCAGGGCGCGGGACTGACCGAGGTCGATCGCCTCGTCATCCGCAACCGCACGCTGAAGATCAACTACATCCAGAACCTCGATGAGGCCGACCGCGTCGCCATCATCCAATGCACTGAGGTGAACTGATGCCCACCGTATGCATCGAAACCTCGGTTCGCACCATGCTGCTTGCGACTGTCGGAGTTGCTGATGCGAACATCACGCACGGCTTTCGCCTGCAGGACACCGCGCTACCCGCGATCACCTACGAGGTGACGCAAGAGGAAGTGCAATCGATCGGCGCGTCGCCGCTGCTGATGGTGTCCGCGACGATTCGCATCATCGCGCTGACCACGCAAGAGACGCTCGACCTGTTGGCTGCAGTGAAGACCGCGTGCATCGCGGGAACCTTCTCGTCTCTCGTCTTCGATAATGTCATATGGAACGGACACACAGTCGAACCCTCCGCAGCTGGCGACGGCGATGAGCAGATGCCTGCTGAGTTGGCTTGCGAGATCGACATCTACTACCACTAGGAACACACCATGGCTATCAGCGGCGCACTTTCATCGGTCACTTGGGGAGCAACGCTAGTTCCCTCCATCGGATCGGCATCGGTTCAAATCACAAGACCAACGCAACAGATCACTGGCATCGGCGACACAGTCGATACATTCATCGCTGGTGTTCAGACTGGAACGGCTTCGCTTGACCTGTTCTACGACGACAGCAATGCAGTTCATGGCACGATCGTGGCTGATCTGACGGGCGCAACGACGGCAAAAGCCCTTGTCATCACGCTTGCATCTGGTCAAACAGTTACTTGCAACAGCGCATACTGCACTGGTGCGGACTTCACAACGAGCGCCGGCCAAGTTGTTCGCTGCACTTGTTCATTTCAACTCAGCGGAGCGATCACCGTAGCATGAGCAGCATCCGCGACATCCTCACGCTCAAGCATGTCCCGTACGCACTCGGTGGTGTTCCGTGCACGCTTCGCCGACCCAGCGCGCTCGACCTGCTCGAGTTGCTGCAGATCAGCAAGGATCGACCGCACCACATCTACGCGTTCCTCGCGTTCACGCATCTGCACCAAGACGGTAGTCCCGTGCTCGGCAGCATCGATGACGCGCTCGCGATGGACGCTGCGCTGATCATCGAAATCGGAAAGCGATGCGAGCAACTCTACGAGGAAGGCCGGGACTGAGTGAGGCCCAGCGCACGGTGCTGCGCGAGGCCGTCAAGTATCTGAGCACCGACCTTGACAGCATCTCGATAGCGATCATCAATGCGACGCTCGAAATCCCCAACTGGCGCGGCATACGCGAGCAACTTGACAACCTCGCCGGGAAGGCGAAGCGGTAGCGGTTACATCGTTGCGTCGGTCGATCCTGCATCGCTGAAGCGCGTCAGCAAGATGCTGCAATCACTCGAGAAGAAACTTGCCGACCGCATTGCAAAGGATGCTTTGCGCAAGTGGGGTCGGCAAGTTGTGCGCGCCGCGAAGGGTTTCACCCATCCCGCAAGCGAGCGCACGCGCCGACAGATCGCGCTCAAGGTCAAGAGTTACAAGCGCGCTGTGTGGGCGGGTGTCGGCGTGAAAACAGAGAAGGTGCGCAACGATCCGAAATCGCGCTTGGGTAGGTACTCGCCGTTTGTCGGATGGAAGTCGCACTTTTTTGAGGTCGGTTGGCGCGCTTGGCCTCGAGGACTCAGCGGCAACTCTGAGCGCGTCAAGGTCATCGTGCGCAACACGCAGGTCGCGGCGGGACAAGGAGCGAAGAAGACGATCCTCGCGACGCGCAACGGCAAGGTGCACAAGCGCACCATCAGCGAGCGCGCTGTCACCGTCAGCAAGGGCGGCTCGAGCGGCGGCGGTCGCGGATGGAAGCGCGGACTGCGTGGGCGCGGCGGAACGCTGCAAACTCAGTACGCTCGTCACTACCTGTTTCGCGCAGCTGGAGTCGGTCGACAACTCGTCCAGACTCTCCTCATCGACGCAATCGCAAGCGCTATCACCGACGCGCAGAAGGCAGCCGCATGAGCGCGATCCCCAATCTAAAGATCCCGATCACGATCGTCACGAAGGATGTCGGCCCAGCACTCGCGAAGGTGGAGCGCGATGTCGCTGCGTCAGCCGCGAAGGTCAGCAAGATCAATTCGGGCATGGGCATGGGCGGCGGCGGCGGCGGCGGCGGCATCGGCGCGGGTGGAAAGTCGCTGATTGCAGGAGGCAACGCCATGCTCGGCGGTGGACCTCTCGGCGCGATGGCGATGGCGCTCGGGCCATTCGGCATGGCGATCGGCGGTGCCGCAGCGGGGCTGCTAGCGGCCAATGCGGTGATCGACATGTTTGCGGAATCGACCAAGGGCGCGGGCGCGGCGCTCGATGTCTTCAACGCTGGCGGCGGACAGAACATGGCGACGAATGTCGTGCTGCTCGAGCGGCTCGCAAGCCTCGAGAAGGCCGCGCAAGAAGCCAAGAACGAGATCATGACATGGGGCAAGACTTGGGTTGCCGCCAGCGCGCCGCAGCCGGGTGAGGACACGAGTGGTTCGTTCACTTCTCAGATGGCTATGGAGGCCCAGCAAACTGTTGCGTATGTCGCGGCGCTGTTTGCGGGCAAGTCGTTCATGGTCGCTTCGCTCGAGGGTGACCTTGCGGGCACGACCGACAACGACAAAGCGCGGGCCATCAAGGCTCAGATCGAGGAGCAGTTCCTCACCGAGAAGATTGCGAAGGAAGACATGGAAGCGTGGTTCGGCGGCCTCGCGAGCCAACTCGCGCAACTCGTTGGGATGCAAAAATGAGCACAGTCTTCGGCGCGTATCAGCGCGATATCACTTCCAAGACTTCCAACGCTGGCATGTACGGCAGCGAGAGCACGATCGATGTCGTGTGCACGGTGTACCGCACCGACGGCGCGACGATTGACATCACCTCGGAAGCCGAGGCAATGATTACGGAAAAGGTGTTCACCGCACGCGAAGCAAGTTGGGGAACAGTTGCGGGATATTCGTGGGAGCAGTTCTGTAACTGCCGCAGTTACACACTCTCGCAAGTGTCGGGCAAGTTGATCAAAGTATCAATGCACTTCTCGACGCTGTACTTCGTCGATCCGACATCGACCGGAACGCTGCGCTACCAGCTTCCCGCGATGAGCGAGTACACGGCGCGACAGCGCACGACGAAGGTGTATCGCAGTGGTTGGACAACTCCTCCTCCGCCAACATTGAATATAAGCGCATCGGAAATTGGTGGCACGAATGTCGTTGGCGGCTCCACTGCTATCGACATGCTCGTGCCGCAGATTTCGATCCGCGTACGCGCTACGCAAGACTCAAGCGTCACATCGATGCTGCAGGCGACCACGCTTGCGAACTACATGGGCAAGTTGAACTCGGCCGTGTTCATGGGCGCACCCATCGGCACCGTGCTTTGCGAAGGTGTCAGCGTTAGCAAGACTGGCGCTGGTACCGAGTACTACGAAGTGATCTTCGAGTTCCTTTACGACTTCTGGGCGCACCATGAACAGGTTCCGACCTGCACCCCCGATGGGCGACCTAAAGCGTCATCGACTGGACCCGGTGAGGTGTATTGGAAGCGCGTTGCTCGCGATAGCGCAGACTTCAACGCGATCTACGCTAGTGATGCCGTGCTAAAGAACCTTATCGAGAAGGGGTACTGGGCATGAAATCAAGCGCGATCGACACCAAGCGATTCCAAGCGGACATCCGTCGCGTTGCAACGCAGGCACCGCAGTACGAAAAACTCAACACGAAGCTGATGCAGGTCACTGCGTATACCCTCATCGCCGGCAGCGACGCTCGATTCAACTACATCGTGCGCGAGGCGTATGTCGGTGGTTCATCGCCGTACACGCCGACGAACACCGGCTACAGCGGACTGACCTACGACGCGCTAAGCGTGAGCGAATTGAGCAACGGCATTCTCACTAGCCCGAAAACTGGTTGGTACTCGTACGGCATCCTGAAGACGCATGTTCCTGTTGGATTTGCTGCGCAAAATATTCCCGTTGGCACCTTCGTGCTGTGCGTTCCGCACAACAAGACCAACGGCGGAATCGTTTACCTCATCATCAACACCCAAGCAATCGATGGAGTCTGCTAATGGCCGGCAACCACGACATTCTCATCGAGCAGGGCGCGACCTTCTCGCTTGACATCACGGTCGAAGGCATCGACCTCACGCTCTACAGCGCACGCGCTCAAGGCCGCACGACGCACGCGTCACCAGACAAAGCGATCACCTTCACGACCGCCATCGCGTACTCATCGCCCAACAGCATCATCACTATCTCGCAAACAGCCACGCAGACCACCGCGCTCATCGCGCCCAGCTCTGGCGTTTACGATGTCGAGTATGTATCGGGTAGCGGAACCGTCGTCACGCGCATCGTCGAGGGCACCTACACGATCACGCCCGAGGTCACGCGATGAGTACGGTGACCGTCACGCCAATCGTCCAAGCCGTCACCGTCACGCCGACAGTGCAGGCGGTCACCGTCATGCCGACAGTGCATGCGGTCACCGCCGCGACGACAGTGCAAGCGGTCACCGTTGCGCCAACGGTGCAGGCGGTCACGATCACGACTGGCTCCGTGATGCAGGTTGTGCCGTACTCTTCGCTCACTGGGTACGCGACCTCCACGACTGTGCTCGCGAGCGCGGGTGCGTTCTACGACATTGTTTCGCTCAACCTGACCGCTGGTACTTGGATGGTTACCGCGTTCTGTCAGGCGGTCACGACGAGCAACGCGCACGAGTTGACGGTTCGGCTCTACGATCCGCTCACCTCGACCCAGTACGGATCATCGAGCACCTACGGCGTGCGCAACGCTGCGACCATCTGCCCGAATGTAACCGCCATCATCGTTGTCGCGACGACCGCGACGATCAGCCTGCAAGCATCATCGAGCGGCACAAGCGGTCTCACCGTTCAGTACCTCACCAGTTCGACATCATCAACTAAATGCACGGGCATCATCGCCCTGCAGATCGCATAAGGACCTAACACATGGCACGATTCACGCAGACAGGAACCGCAACTAACGCAAACACTGGCGACTTCGTGCAACTCTCATCTACTTACGCCGGTGGGAATGTCAACATTCGAATTTACGCGGGCGCGGCAATCAACTATTGCATCGGAGAATTTGCCAACTCGGCGGCGGTGGTTGCAAGCGGAAAGGTAAACATCATTCCATCGACTGCGGCTGAGCATTTCGGCCCAGTTGATCCTAAGCAAATGTGGATACGGAGCAACGGCGCAGCAGCCTCAATCATCTACTGGGACACGCTCAGTTGATGACCATCGAGCTACTCGCCTCCGTGCTTGCGATCATCGCGACCATCGTGTCGGCGACGCTCGTGCTCGCCGCAAAACTAACCATTCTTGAGGTCGCGATTGCGCGGCTCCAAGTCACCATCGCGCAGTTCGAGTCGCGCATTGCCGCGCTCGAGAAGTGGAGAGATGTATGACAGGTTCACCCAAGACAACCATCGCCGGAGTGGGCGCAATTCTCGTTGCAGTCGGTGCCGCGCTCGTCGCGATGTTCGACGCTGATCCGACCACCATGCCCCAGTGGGATGTCGTGATTGCGGCGGTGCTCGCGGGCATCGGCCTCATCTTTGCGAAGGACAGCAAGGCGAGTGCTTGAGCGCATCGTCGCGACCATCACCGTCGGCCTCATCGGATGGCTTGACAAACGGCTCTCGCGTGAGACAACCGCCATCGACGCGGATGTCGATCGCGAGTCTTTGCGTCGCGCTGGTGCTCGGCTGCGCGAGTGGCTGCGCACCAAATAGGACGGTGTTCGTGCCTGAGGCCTCGCCGATGCGCGTCGGCCCCAGTTCATCGATGCGCGTGTGGATGCGGCTCGATGGCGTGTGGACGCTCAGCGGTAATCGCATCGACATCCCTGAGGGGTGGTACCTCGTTCCGCCGTCGTATGTTGCGGAGGATTCTGATGCCTGAGCCGACGACGGGGCATATGTGGTGCTGCTGCGATGGGACCGAATGCCCGCTTGCCTGCACATTCGCATCGAGTTACCTGATGGGTGGCATGAACGGAACCCTGCAAGCCGTGTGGGGCGAAAAGACCGCAATTGACTGTCCTGCTTGTGATGGTGGCGTAGACGCTGATTTAATCAATGACTACGAACTAAACATCAGTTGGAACCAAAGTAGCTCCGTGACGCTGACGCGCTACGCGACTGCTGGCGGGTCATGTTGTTACGCCGCAAGCGGGAATCTTTCGGTCAACTGGTCGTTTCGATCAGCGCAGGATCTGTGGTGCTGCATCAACGACCCGCAATACATGTGCTCGCTCGAGAACACATACACCGGGAGCGACAGTGTGCCATTCTGCTACACGATCGGTTGCTACCTCATTCAAGGGGTGAACTACTGGCTGCACTCACTGACGATCTGCGATTTCAGTTGTCAGATCATCGACCAACTAACTCAGGACTGTTCCGATCCGAACTGCAGCGAGTTACCGATTGAACGGCGCGGGCTGAGGATCATGGGTGCGCGCTACTCCTGGTATTCGACGCTCAAGGCACCCAATCTGCTGCTGCCGATCGACTGGACAGCAGTGGGTGTCTGCGGTCCTCTCGGATATTGCGGGATCGAGTACGCCGGGCAGGACCCAGAGAACACCAACGAGACATGCATGGACCGAGTGGCGCAGGACGCTCTTACTTTTGGTCCGTTCTCCGTGATCCTCGGTGCTGACTGGGGATCGTCTGAACCAATTGTGTGTTCGAATGTCAGCGAGCCGTTCCGCAAGACATTCTGGAACTGCAACGATGTCATCATTGGTTGTGCCGACAACCTGACGAATGCGACTCCTTGCTGCGATTACGGCATGTCCTCGACTTGGTCGTACCCTGTCTTCACCTGATGCCTGACTCCCGTTGCCATCACTGCGTCGATCAACGCTGCACGCTGCCAGCCGCGGTAGCCGTGCTCGGCGAATCGCCCTCCGCTGGCGCGTGTACGCTCTGCGAGTCTTATGAAGGGCCGTGTAGGGGCCTCGGCGACCGCGTGGCCGCCGTTGCCTCTATCACGGGCATCGCGGCGGTGGCGCGCACGGTCGAGCGCGTGACAGGCAAGCCGTGCGGCTGCGCGGCGCGGCGGGCTGCGCTGAACGCGGCCATGCCGGCCGATAACGCCTAATTGCCATAATGCAGGGAATCCGTAATGCACTCGCTTGCATTATGGCGATACT